GCTTGTAGATCGGTAACACGGTGCCAGGGTTCAAATCCCTGTTCCTGCGCCATAGTTAAAAAACCCGCATAAATAGCGGGTTTTTTTATGCAGTGGTCAACTTTTGGTCAACTTTTTGCGATATTTATCGTGTTTATTAGTGCCTCATTTGTTTGATCTAGTAGGTGTGTATAAGTTTTCAGGGTTTGCTCAATATTGGTATGCCCTAATCTTTTCGAAACTGCAACAATATTCACACCGCTATTGATTAAAAAGGTAGCGTGACTGTGTCTCAAGTCATGAATTCTTATCTTACTTACTCCACTTTTTACTATTCCTTTATTAAATTGGCGAGATATTTCTGTCGGAGATAGTGGGTGTTCTCCACCAAAAAGATAGTTACCTGGAGCATCTAGTAAAGGCTGTAACGATGAAAGCAGTTTGCTATCCATCTGTATTTTTCGTGTGTTCTTAGTCTTTGTTGGTTTGAGACCTTCTAATGCACTTCGCTGACTGTACTTAATTGTGATCCAGTCATCTTCGATATCGTTCTTTTGTAAAGCAATGGCTTCACCGCGGCGACATCCGGTCCAAAACAAGAATGAGAAAAACAGCTTATATAGTTCAGTATCAACGCTTGAAATAAACTGATTAAATTCATCTACAGTCCAAACGCTCATTTCTTCGTTAATAATCTCGGAATCCGTTTTCTTTAGTCTTCTTAAAAGGGCAGATATATTCGGAACATCATAGACTTCGTTTGCATACTTATAGACTGACTTTACGTAAGAAATTGTTACGTTCTTGGTTTGTGTAGAGTATGTTGTATCTTTCGATAGGGCGCTATACCAGTCTGCTAGAGCCGCTCTTTTGATTTTCTTGATAGGAAGTTCATAAAGTTCTGAGAATCGCTTTGTAAAGTGCTCTGTATGCTGTCTACGGCTTGCTGCGCTTGATTGTCTGTAATCTTCCCACTGGTGTGAAATGTCTTTGAACGTCAACTCTCCGACAGTATCATGTTTCAGTCTTTGCGCGTCTGCTTCTGCATGCTGAGCTTCACGCTTTGTGGCAAATCCGCGTTTCTTCTTCCAGGATAATTTACCTGTAATTGGATTCTGCACTTTGAAGACATAGTACCAAAGACCCGTTTTCTTATCTTTTAAAGCAGACATATGCACTCCTTTCTATGATTTTCTATAGTTGCTACTGAAGTAATCAGCGAATGCTAGGTGCAGCACTTCCATTAAGTGTTCGCGTTCTGTTGGTGACATCTTGTAGAGTGCAGCTTCAATTTCATCTAAATACTTTTCTATTTGTTCCATATAACACTCCTTTCGTGTTAAAATTGAGTACAGTAAAAGCACATTGGTTGTGTGAGTTTACTGCCATCCGACTGTTGGTAGCAGTCGGATTTTTTTTATTTTGGTTTATATTGATCGATTTCTTTTTTAATTTCACGTACATTTAATTCTCGTATAAGGTGTATTCCGATCCGGAAAATTTTGTCATAAACTTCTTTTTCAGAACCACCTAAGTTTATTTGGGACTTATTGTTGTGGCGAATATTCATATTATTTACTGCAAACGCAAAGGTATCGTAATAACTGTGCATTGCAGTTTCTTTGAATTCTGATTTATGTGGTTCAAGATGATCGGCAAGAGTTTTTAAAGCATGTTTTTTAAATTGAATATTATCTTGATTTTGTATATCTAAATAGCCTAATAGATACTGGTCTAATTTAATATCTATACCTAATACAGAATCAACGTCCGCATCACGTTTAGTAAAAATTTTTCTATCTTCTCCATAATCTGAAATTTTATAGTTAATTTGTTCTAGTACTGTAGTAATATTTTCGTTAATTACTTTTATAGATTTCCTATATAAAACTTGAGTTGTGTGAATAATGCTATCTGGTAAATCTGCAAACAATATTTCAATAAATTTATCACTCCAACTTATTAAATTTACGATTGTTGCAAGAGTTAGCATTGCTTTGCTTTCTGCATTTTTATTAAGGAAAAAATCGATTGCACCAATATCACTCAAATATTGTGAAAAAGACGCAGCAGTAATTCTATAATTCCAATGTAAAATAGCATAGTCAAATATGGCAATCAAAGAATATGTATTATCTTCAAAATACTCATCATAGTAAAACTCTTCATTCCCAATATAGTCATACATATCAAAAGAAACATGTTTGATTGGATAAATGAATTTACTTTCTTTGCAAAGATCCATTATACGGCCACATTCTTTTACAATGTCTATTCGGCGTTCAGTAGTAAAAATGTTATATGTGTTGTCCATAGCAATCTCCTTATATAGATTTACTCTGTTTCTTTCTTGGTCTATATACGTAATTTCGTTCTTTCATTGACTGATATTTCTCTAAATAATTCTTTTTTACTGAATTCTCCAAACGTAATTCTTCTTTCCGTATCGATGGATAAGGTTTGTTGTTCTTGACTAAAGAAATAGCAGTATCTATATCTCCTAGTTTTATGTAAATTTCACATATTGGTATCAATGTGCTATATAAGTGTCGGCCATCTAAACTGTGCATTTTTTTATATGTTTCTAACGCTGCTTCAAACATATATTCTCCTTCATATGCCTTGCCTAGATATCTATATAATTCAGCGGTAAGAATATTGTTTGCTTCTTCAGAGGTGGCGTGTTTACCATCAGGCATTAAGAATGATACATGCTTTCCTTTTTCTAAGTATAAAGGGCCTAATAAATAATCATTTATGAAATGGATTGCTTCTTTTCGGCGAGAGACACGTGACCACCCATATGCAAGAGCAGCTATATATTTTGCACGTGGCGAATTATATTGTTTTGCAATGTGGATGATTTCATCTAAAACTTCTTGCCGATCATGTATTTTTGAAAAGTTTTTTGCTTTTTCACTCGATGGTGCTCCAATACTTAAAGTAGAAAACAAATCCTCTACATAATTTAAATCTATTTCTTCGTTGTTCTTTCTAAAAATGGCAAGTAAGCCCATATTATTTATCTCCTTCTTCTCTTTCTTAATAACATTTCTCTGCTATGTCTTCAGGATTCATGTGCCAAATGACTTTCCCGATGATTACTAGTTCCTTATCTTTAGGAACGATAATAGGCATGTGCGACTTGTCGGTGCTATCTGGTGAAAGGGTAATGCTGTCTTCACCGGAATATAATCTCTTTACTGTTGCTGTTCCATCCATGAACGCAACAACGATTGTGCCATCGGTGTACTTTATTGCATTATTGTAATTATCTTCAGATACAACAATAGAGCCATCTGGAATTACATTGTTCATTGAAGTGCCGTTAATCTTAAAAGCGTGCAAACGTTTTTTCTTATTCTGAAATGTAATAGGCACATACACAACTGAATCAGGTTCTGCCTCAATCAATTCTTCAAAGCTACCTGCCGATAGTCCAGACCAATAATGTAGTGGGAAGTAGTCATCGAAGACAATATTATCCATTGGAATTTCGGTGAGAATATCTTTTTTTCCGTAAATTAGCTCATCAGTACTTATGCCAAATAAGTCAGCCAGTGCCTGTGTATACCCCATATTTGGTTCTGTTCTTCCGGTTTCCCATGATGAAATGGTGGCTCCACCGACACCAATATAATTCCCTAATTGTTCTTGTTTCATTTTTTTACTTTCACGTAATTTTTTAATGTTTTCTCCAATTGTAATTTTCATAAACAATCTCCAATCAACGTTTTTACAATTTAATTTTAATATAATGTCAAAAAAAATCAACAAAATGTAAAAATATACTTGCATTCAACAAAACGTTGAATTATAATGTTGCCAAGTAGAAAGAGAGGTGATAGGAGATGAATAAGATATCTATTAAGGCAGCTCGAGTAGATGCTGGATTAACTCAAGAAGAACTCGCAAATAAAATGGGGGTTCACCGTTTGACTATATCATCATGGGAAACTAATCCATCTACGATGCAAATTAAAGATGCAGAACTGCTATGTAAAATCTTAAATATTCCAATCAGCAATATTTTTTTCGGATGCAATTCAACAAATTGTTGAATAACTAAACTAAGTTTAGAAAGGAGGTTAGATTTAGTGAAAGTCATCAAGAGTATAGAGCAGCTTATTAGTATGCCGTATTTAAACAAAACGGAAGTAGGAAGGGTTAGTTCTTATGGAGGTAGGGACCTAACAGCTCTGTTCGGGAAAGCATTGCAGATCGATAAAGAAGAGTTAGGAGTCAATTGGATTTACAGCTACAAGGTACGCACAAAGACAGTAGCTAGGTTGATAGGCTACAGCATCAAGGAATTAAAGACACTTTATCAGGACAAAGAAAAAAGCGCAGTCCAGCAAGAACAAAGCGCTTAAGTGATGAACCTAAATCATCACTACCATTTTAACACAGAAAGGGTAGAACAATGAAAACAAATAGATTTAGTGATGAAGCATTAAGAATAGGGCTTTGTATTTTCTACGCAGCTTTATTCGTAAAGTTTATCACGTTCGTTCTAGGTATCGACTAATGGAAATGTATTGCGAACACTGTCACAGAACATTTGCAGATGACGATATGAAATGGAAAAAGGGATATCACGATTATTCTTATCGGACTTATCCCGTATGTCCATTTTGCTCATCGGAGGATATAGAGGAAAAAGAAAATGATACAGAAGATGAAGAGTGATCTAGTGATTATAGAAGAAGATTTCCCATCATTTATCACATCTGAAGAAGATAAATACGAAGAAGAATTTAAAACAGATCTAGAACGTATTGAGAAGATACGGAATCTTGACTGGGAAGGGAAACGTAATGAATTTACAGCAAAGATATAACGAAACGAAAGAACAAAATGCAATCTTGGTAAATGAAATCAAGCGGTACGAACTCGAAATAGAAACGTTAAAGGAAAAAATAATCCATCTTTCCAATCTTAACCAAAAAGCTTTTGAAGTGAATTTGTCGTTAAGTCATGAAATTCTTTGTTATCAAATGTTAACAAAAGTAAACAGGATGAATACTCTATGAACTACAAAGAATTTTTAAAATCAAAAATAGAACTTGCCACCGATAGTGGGTTTGATATCAGCACAGAAAAGATAAATAAAGCGTTATTACCACACCAAAAAGATGCTGTTAAATGGGCTTTAAAAGGTGGTAGACGTGCATTGTTTGAGTCGTTTGGGTTAGGTAAAACAGTTCAGGAAATAGAGTTCTGTTATCAAGCGATAAAGTATGAAGGTGGCAAGGCACTAATTGTACTTCCGTTAGGTGTAAAACAAGAGTTTACAAAGGATGCTGTAAACATTCTTGGGTATGATAAGCCAATATATTGTAGAACGATGCAAGAAGTCAAAGATTGCACAGGGGATATAGTTTTAACGAATTATGAACGTGTTAGAGATGGCGATATTGAGCCTTCATATTTTACGGCAACATCACTTGATGAAGCATCTGTATTACGCTCTTTTGGTTCTAAAACATATCAAACATTTTTGGATAAGTTTAAAAATGTCAAATACAAATTGGTGGCAACGGCCACCCCGTCACCAAACAAATATAAAGAACTAATACATTATGCCGGCTATTTGGAAGTCATGGATACGGGGCAAGCGTTAACACGTTTTTTTCAAAGGGACAGTACAAAAGCAAACAACTTAACGCTATATCCGAATATGGAAGATGAATTTTGGCTATGGATATCATCGTGGGCATTATTCATCACGAAGCCAAGTGACATCAATTCAAATTATTCGGATGCTGGTTATAACTTACCGAAGTTGGATGTCAGATGGCATAAGCTACCGCTACTACAGAAAGAAATATTTGATAAAAATGGTTCAATGATGCTGTTTGAAACATCAGGCACAGGGCTTTCAGAAGCAGCAAGAATCAAACGTGACAGCATTGATGCAAGAATCGCAAAGGCAAAAGAGATTATTAATGCTTCACCAGAAGATAATTTCATTCTTTGGCATGACTTGGAAGCAGAAAGACATGCAATTAAAGAAGCATTACCTGCAACGGTCGATATATATGGATCCCAGGACTATGACTTAAGAGAAGAACGTGTAAATGCATTTTCAGATGGTCAAATCAGATTGTTTGCAACAAAGAAAGAGTTATCTGGATCAGGTTGTAATTTTCAAAGGTATTGCCACCGTGAAATATTCGTTGGCATTGATTACGAATTTAACGATTTCATTCAGGCAATACATAGATGCTACCGATTTTTGCAAAAAGAAAAGGTGATTATTGACATCATCTATATGGAAAATGAGGCGGAAATCAGACGTGAACTGATGAGTAAGTGGAAGCGCCATGATGAGATGGTCGCAAAGATGATTGCAATCGTTAAAAAATACGGCTTGAACGAAGCAAACAAGGCACAAAGATTACAGCGCAAGATGGGAGTTGAAACCGTGAAAGTAGAAGGAACAAGATATACCGCTGTCAATGATGATTGCGTTGAAGAAACAAAGAGAATGGAAGACAGTAGCGTTGATTTAATTCATACATCAATACCATTCAGCAATCATTATGAATATTCGGCAAACTATAACGATTTTGGACATAACACGTCCACACAAAGATTTTTTATTCAAATGGATTACTTAACGCCAGAATTATTCAGAATTCTAAAGCCTGGAAGAGTTGCAGCAATACACGTGAAAGACCGCGTGCTGTTCGGCAATGCGACTGGAACAGGAATGCCGACAATAGAACCATTTCATGCAATGTGTATCAATCATTACATGAAACACGGCTTTCAATATTTTGGAATGATTACTGTTGTTACCGATGTTGTCAGAGAAAACAACCAAACATATCGGCTTGGCTGGTCAGAGCAATGCAAAGATGGCTCAAAAATGGGCGTTGGTTGCCCTGAGTATGTATTGCTGTTCAGGAAGTTGCCTACAGATAGAACAAACGCATATGCAGATGAACCAGTATCAAAGACAAAGGAAGAATACACACGTGCGCAATGGCAGATAGATGCACATGCATATTGGCGCTCATCAGGTAATAGACCGATAACAAAAGAAGAATTAGAAAATGCGCCTGTTTCAACGCTTCAAAAGATATACAGAAAATACTCACGTGAGAATGTATATGACTATGAAGAGCATGTGAAATTAGCGAAGAATTTGGATAAAAATAATCGCTTGCCGGCTGTATTCATGGTCGTTGCACCGGGCAGTTGGAACACACTTGAAGTATGGGACGATATCAATCGCATGCGAACATTAAATGGCCATCAGAAACGTCGAAATTTAACCATGCACGTATGTCCGTTACAAATAGATATTGTAGAAAGAATAATTAACCGTTACAGTAATCCGAATGATTTAGTTTTAGATCCGTTTGGCGGACTTATGACGGTACCTATGACAGCCGTGAAAATGGGACGCAGAGGGTACGGAATTGAGTTAAATAGTGACTATTTCCGTGATGGTTGCGGATACTTGGAAATGGCAGAAAGAGAAATAGAATCGCCAACATTATTCGATTTGATAGGAGAATGAAAATACGAGGAAATCAAATGGAGAAATTAACACTTTATAAAAAGCCATTTAGCGGAGATCCAGCAAAGGATAGACATAAGTTTATCGGCGGCAGCGATGCCGGAACGATCATGAATGTCAATCCGTGGAAGTCTCAATATGAATTGTGGCTAGAGAAAACCGGTCAGCTTGAACCAGATGATATTAGCGATAAGCTGCAGGTTTGGTTTGGCACAGAAGAAGAGGAAATCGTAGCTAAGCGCTTCTGTTTAGAAACAGGAAAATCTGTACGACGTTCTAACATGACATACCTTTGCAAAGAATATCCATTCTTAGCTGGACATGTTGATCGTATGGTCGTTGGAGAAAATGCTGGTTTGGAATGTAAAACAACGTCGGCATGGAATAAGACGGCGTATCAGGATGGAGAGATACCACCACAGTACTACTGGCAGTGTATGCATTACATGATGCTGACAGGGTGTGAGAAATGGTATATCGCAGTCAAAAAAGACAACACACAATTCCATATCCTACAGATTGACCGAAATGACGATCATATAGACGCATTATTGAGCGCAGAACGAGCGTTTTGGGATTTGGTGGTAAATAATACTGCCCCAGATATAGATGGTTCAGAAAGCACATCTAACGCGCTCCAGAAACGATATCAAAATGATACACAAGATGTGATTGATTTAAGCTACTCGAGCACAGTCACACAATGCTTACAATCCATTCAAGATGTAGATGTACAGATAGATGCTTTGAACAAAATCAAAGCGGAGTATCAAAACAAAATCAAAGCAGAGATTGGTGATCATGAAGGTGGATTCACATCCGCTTACAGAGTCTCATGGAAAACTCAAAATAGATCAACTATTGATGCAAAACGTTTAGAATCCGAGCATCCAGATATTTACCAAAATTATTTAAAAACAACTCAATCAAGAGTATTCAAAATTACAAAAATCAAGGAGAAAACATTATGACAGAAATTAAACAGGCAGTTACACCATCTGTACCAGCAACAAATAAAACAACGAATGCAGTAGCAAACGCAAAGAAATTACAATTTAGTGCATTATTAAAATCTGATGCAGTACAACATAGTTTATCTGGAACGCTTGGGGATGCTATGAAGACAAAGACATTCACATCTTCACTTATTAGTGCGGTTAGTACAAATGCTCAGTTAAGAGAGTGTGACGGAATGTCAATCATTAGCGCAGCATTACTCGGTGAAAGCTTGAAATTATCACCTTCACCACAATTAGGACAGTATTACATGGTACCGTTTAACGATAAAAATAAAGGTAAGGTAGCAACGTTCCAACTTGGTTACAAGGGAATGTTGCAGCTAGCAATCAGATCCGGTCAGTACAAACGTATTAATGTATTACCTATTAAGGAAGGTGAGTTGGTTAGCTATAACGCACTTGATGAAGAAATCAAGGTAGAGCTAATTAGCGATGAAGTTGCAAGAGAAAAGGCACCTACAATCGGATATTATGCGACATTGGAGCTTATCAATGGATTTAAAAAATCTATTTACTGGTCAAAAGAGAAGATGGTTGCACATGCTGAAAAATACAGTATGGGATATAGAGCGCACAAAGGATATACATTCTGGGAAAAGGACTTTGACGGAATGGCTCAAAAAACAATGTTAAGACAACTAATTTCTAAGTGGGGAATTATGTCTATTGATATGCAGACAGCATACGAGAATGACATGACGGTACAACCTTCTATCAATAATACAGAAGATGAAGACGCAATTCATTTTGATACGGTGATTGATGCAGAAACAGGAGAAATCCATGAATGACATCATCATTACCATTCCAGGTGAGCCAAAGGGAAAAGTGAGACCACGTTTTACAAAGCGTGGTTTCACTTATACCCCAAAAGATACTGCAGATTATGAGCGAAAAGTTAGATTTTGTACACAAGAATCATTGCCGATTGGATATGAGCCAACTGATACAGCATTAAAGGCTCAGATACTTGCATACTTCCCAATTCCAAAATCATTCAGTAAGAAAAAGCAACGCGAAGCAATCGCATGTACATTGCTTCCAACTGTGAAGCCTGATTCCGATAACATTGCCAAGATTATTCTTGATAGCTTGAATGGCTTAGCATTCTTGGATGATAAGCAGGTAACAGAGTTGTATGTATACAAAGCATATGATGACAATCCTAGAGTTGTAGTGAGATTGTCAGAAATAAATAAGGAGAATTGCCAATGATCAACAGTGTAGTTTTGGTCGGTAGACTCACAAAAGATATTGAGTTAAGAAGAACACAAAGTGGATTATCAACCACAACATTCACATTAGCGTGTGATAGAAGATTATCTGCAGAGCAAAAGAACAGTGGTACACAATCAGCAGACTTTATTAACTGTGTAGCATGGAGAGGAAGCGCTGATTTTCTAGGAAACTATGCGCACAAAGGCGATACAGTTGGCGTTGAAGGAAGGCTACAGACACGCAGCTATGATCATGATGGTCAGAGGGTGTATGTGGTTGAAGTATTAGCTAATTCAGTCAATTTGTTACACAGCACTCAGCCAAGACAGCAGGAACAAACATATGCTCCTAAACCAACACAGGAACCAAAGCCACAGCAAATGTCAGACTTTGATTATCTTCCTAATGTAGATGTAAGTTCTGATGATTTGCCGTTCTAAGAGGTGAAGTATGAGTAGAAATGATAGTGGATGGATTAAGGAGCATCGTTCGCTGTTGAACTGGCGATGGTTTAAAGACCCTAATACAGCGCACTTGTGGCACTATCTGTTGCTACGCGCTAGCTGGTTGGATGAAGAACAAGAATTCAAGACAATCAAAATAAAAAAGGGACAAGTTCTTGAATCTTTGCCATCGCTATCGAGAAATACCGGATTAACATGCATGAATGTACGCACTGCACTAAATCACCTAAAATCAACAGGGGAAATAACAGACGAACTAACAGGGTGTGGAAGGCTTATAACGATAGTAAATTACGCAAAATATCAAGCCACAGACTCACAGGGTAACAGGGAATCTAACAGGGAATCTAACAGGGAGCTAACAGGGAGCTAACAGGGAGCTAACAGCAATATAAGAATATAAGAAAGATAAATAAGAATATAAAGAAGTATAAGAATAATAAGAAATATAAATATAGATAGTGCATACATATATAAGAAATATAAATAGTGTGTGCTGGCGAAAGTTGCAACTTTTATCTATATTAGGAGGATTTTCGAAAATTGGAAAAAACACAAGTAAGAAATCTACTGAAAACTTTGCGATTGAGATATCCAGAGTATTACGCAAGAAAAACAAAAAAGGAAATTATTGATATTTTTAACTCTTTTGTAGTCACACTTGCAGATGTTGATCAGATTGCTGTTGTTGGTGCATTGGATAGTTACTTCAAAAGTGGTAACTCAAATTATCCTCCTACAGCTGCACAATTAAAATCAAAGTTTATGGCAATGCCTGAGTATATGTGGAAACAAGCTGTACAAGAAATGCACGATAAACAAACACTGCAGATAGAAACACGAAAGAGAACAAGGCGAGAAATTCTACTGAGCTGTGCAGTGTTGATCGCAATGTATGACGTCGATACGAAAGAAGAACTAATCGAGTGGTGGAACACATACGCAGATTCAGAAAATCCGCTGACACAGGAAGAAGTAGAAACAATATGGAATAAAAGGAGAAAGAAATGGTGAAGACTATGAAAAATAAAGAAAAATATAATTTGCGACAAATTGATATTTCTACAAAAACAAAAGATGGAAAGATACTATTCTTTGAATTAAAGATCAGAGGAAAAACAATTTATCAGCAAATCTATCCATACGGAGTGTTTGCGTGTGATGCGATGGAAGGAATGATTGGATGGCTGGAAGAGGAATATGTTTCCGAAATCCTTACAGAAAAAGAAAAGGCTTATTTATCAGCTGTAATTAAGCCGTTTAGGGAAGAAGTGAAAACTATTAAGAAAGCAAGTTTTGAAGAAGATGAACAATTACAAATTTCTAATGGGGATATAGTTATGGCGTTCCAATACTTTGAGAAAGGCACAATGTATAAAGGAATGGAATTAAACAAACGTTACACCTTAGGGGAGTTGGGATTATGAAAAAATATATAGTCCCAATGGAAATTCCGAAATCTTGCAGTAATTGTCCATTTGGACATTTACATTATCATCATCCTTTTTGGTCAAATGAAGCAATGATTGATCCGATTGACGGAAAAGAAAATAAACCTGATACGTATGGCTGCGTTTGCAATATTGATTTTTCAGAAAACGGAAAATATACAAAAGTCATGCGTGGCAAATGTAAAAGCGAAATAAAGAAACCTAAATGGTGCAAATTGAAAGGGGTGGAAGAATGAATGATGCAATAAAAGATTTTTTGATAAAAATTATGTCAGCATTTCCATATAGTTTCATTAAATACTATGTATATGGCGGATTTGAAATAACTCTTGATGAAAAAAATGTGCTTTGGTTTTCTTTAGGAGAAATAGAAAGCGATCTTGAGCTGAAACGGAGATTCATATCGACTATAAGCAGGTGTTATAAAACAGAACCATATAGAACTTCTAAACGTAATATCGAATGGCAGCAAAAACATATATCTGCTTTTAATAAAGCATTAGGAACTAAATTCAATGATGATGAAATTGCATATATTTACACATATCTTGGAAACGGATGCAACAAACCGATTGCAATTAAATTCATTGAAAACGGATATGATCTAAATGTTTTGAAACAACTAATAGCAGAAAGGGATAGTGGAACGAAGAATGAATAACGATGTAATAAGTTTACTTATATTTGTTGTTTTCTTAATCGTTATGAAGTGGTTGGAAAGACACTAGGGGTGGTGGAATGAAAGCATGGATATTAAGTGATAGAACGGGAAATGATCCTTATTGCAGCCTTGTATGGGCAGCTACAGCAGGGAAAGCGAAATCACTTGCAAATAGCCCTGATGGCTGCATGTATCAACATGATTTAGAAATTGAGGACTGGCGTGATATCAGAGCCGTAAGATTCAGTGATTTTGATGATTGCGAGAAAATGAAAGAAAAGGACATCTGTGTAAAGTTAATTGAGGATCATTGCTGGTGTTTTGAAATTGATGAACAATATTACGATAAATATAACATTGAAGAATTTAAGGAGTTATTTGGATAATGAATAAATATCAAGAAGCGTTGCTGAACATTCGATATTATTATGCACAATCGCAAAAATATAAAAAATTGCAAAAGTATAATGCAATACGACAATTAGAAACCTTACAAGAATTAGTTGATAGGGATACACCTAAAAAGCCAAATGAACAATTGATAGATAATTATTTCAAAGGAATTCCAGGAGAAACCCCGAATGAAAAGGAATTAAATTACTTTTGCCCAAATTGTAATGAATTGGTTGGTGATGAATGGTCTAAATACAATTATTGCCCATGTTGCGGGCAGGCGATAGATTGGAGTGAATAATGAAACCTGAAATATTAAAAAAAGCAATTCAATTGCAAAAAGAAATAGATGAATTAGAAGAAATTAGAGACTGTGGAATTAGATATCTTGTAAAACACATATTATCTGGAAAATGTGCAGAGTACAGAAGCAGTTGGTTTAGTAGAGAGTATGAAATTCCATCGTTTTTACAGTTCCGAATACGTGGATTAATCTCTGATGAAATCGAAGCAAGAAAAATCATGCTTGCAGATTTGGGGGAAGAATGATGTTTTTAATAGGAGCCATATGCTTTATAGCAGGATACTTTCTTTGCTTGGTTGTAGTTGCCGCTGTAAATGTGGCAGGAGGAAATGACAGATGATTTTTAAAAAAGATGCAGAACGTGACCGATTAAAAGAACAAGGTCGAGAGCTATACGAGAAAATCGAAGCAACCAAGAAAGCACTCAGAAACAATCAACACACAGAAATAAACAGCTTTGATTTATTTCTGATGGAACAGAAGTTCAAGCGAATTGTTGAGAAGCTAATGCAGTATGACATTTAGGGGGAAAGCAAGGAATGATTAATGAAGATCCATACAGAGAAGATTTGCAAGTGATTGACAGAGAATTAAGAAATCACTACGAATATAAGAAACAGCTTGAAGAGGTTAATGAGCGCATTGCTGAGATTGATGCACAGTTAACTTCGATTGGTAGTCCTAGAATCGTTAGCCCAGAAGAAGCAAAGTACCAGAAGGGCACTAGGATCTACAGCGACATTAACATGCTGGAGTTATTCCAGGAGCAGGACCAGCTTATAAAGCAGAAGCAAGACCTGCTTTACTTGATCAGTCGTGTGCAGGTGAAGTTGAATAAGCTGAGCGATGAGGAGCTGAAACTTATTGAGCAGAGGTACAAGTACAGAAAGACTCTAAGGGAGTTGGCCGCAGAGATGTGTAGCAATAAGGACACAGTCCAAATGCAAATTATTACAATTTTATCGAAAATTGTGAAAAAATTGTGGAAAACTAAAAAATGACTGTTATAATAAAAATGCAAAGGAGGGATGTATATGGCTACAGTTAGTTTTACTAATAGAGTGTCTCTGACTAAAAAAGATGCCAAAAAGTTGTCGAGCATTCTTTCTAGTAAAAAGATGATTAAGAATGTTATTGAAGTTTTCAATCACAAAGAGGTGAAAGGAACGGCAATTTCAAACTTTTTGGGTATTAAGTAACGAAAGGAATCGAATGAATAGTTATAGAAGTATCCAATTAAATGATCTAATAAGTCAAATCGGAAAGAGTAAAACTGAAGAGATTCTTTCCGATTTTTCTTGTCCTAAAAATGTGGAAGTGGAAGACTTTTTGAAAAATAAAGCAATACCATTTGAAAAGGCAAACTTAGCAAGGACAACGCTAATATATTTAGAAGAAGGAAATGGAAAGCCAAAACTGGTTGCGTATTATTCAGTAACGGTTTCTAAAATAAATATTGAGCATCTATCTAGGAATGAAAGGAAAAAACTTGCAGGAACAAGTTACGCAATAGGAAAAGAAATAGGGGCAATATTGATTGGGCAATTATCTAAAAACTATACGAATGAGAATGATAAATATATAAGCGGAAAAATACTAATGAATTTGGTTTTTGATAGAATTAGGCAAATTGATATTTTAATTCCCAGTGTGGTTACATATGTTGATTGTGAAGATATAGAATGTTTAAAAAATTATTATTGTAGTTTTGGGTTTGAATTCTTTAGGAAAAATACGATAGAGAATCAAGAACTGTTGTGTTATGCAATAAGCACTAAAAAAATAATTGACTCAAAAGTTAATTAATATATTAAATATAGACATGTCTATTGAAAAAACGATGTATAATGGGCGTAGGCGAAAACCATGAGCAAATGTGCTTGTGGTTTTTTCTTATGTAGATTCGAGACTATCAGCAGTTTCCCTCTGAAATTAATTTGGCTTATTTTCCATGTGTACTCATATGACATACTTTGCTGATAGTTTCCAATGTGTGTATGACGTAGAAAGGGGCAAGCCTATGAAGAAATTAACAGACAAGCAAAAGCGTTTCTGTGAAGAGTATGTGGTCGATCTCAACGCAATACGTGCTTACAAGTTAGTATATACTAACTGTAAAAGCGATAGAACAGCATCTGCTAATTCTAGTAGACTGCTAGCAAATGCTAACGTTGCCGCGTACGTGCGTGAGCTGAAAGAGCAGATTGCTCAAGAAGCTAAGATAACTGCTGCAGATGTGCTCAAAGATCTTATTGAAGTTAAAAATAGATGCATGCAAGCTACGCCTGTTAAGGTGTGGGATTCCGATTCGCACTCGTATGTTGATTCTGATGCAGAATTTACCTTTGACAGTAAAGGAGCTAATACGGCTTTAAAATTAATAGGCGAACATCTAGGTATGTTCCAAAAGAAAGTTGAACTATCGGGTGGACTAGAAACAAAGCAGTCTAAGGTTGATGATGTAATCGAACAGTTGAAGGTTGCTGATGAAGAATGAGCGATTTGCGATTAATCTTATCTCCTAAGTTCAAAGCATTTCTAAGGTATGATGCAGAACTGGAAGCACTTGAAGGTTCAACTGCTGCAGGTAAAACAACCGTTGGGGTTTATAAGTTCATCTTAAAAGTTTGGCAATCCCCTAAGAAGCTCCACATCATCGCTGGTGATGACACAGGCACGGTAGAAAAGAACCTGATTAACAAAGACCTTGGTATTTTGGATGACTTTGGCGATCTTGTAGAGTACAAAGGCAACGGATCAAAAGAATACAAGATGCCACACTTGATTGTGCATGCTACGGCTGGAGATAAGATTGTCTTTATCGTTGGCTATTCCACAAAAGAGAAGTGGAAGGATGCATTAGGTGGCCAGTACGGATGCCTACTTATCGATGAGGTAAATACAGCTAACATGGAGTTTGTGCGCGAGTCTATTATGCGTGCGGACTATACCATGATGACGCTTAACCCTGATGATCCATCATTGCCGGTGTATAAGGAGTACATAAACCGTTGCCGTCCTATTCAGAAATGGACAAAAGAAACGCCACAAGAGATTATAAACGACCTAAGCGAACCGGAGCATCCAAACTGGATACACTGGTTTTTTAATTTCGATGACAACTACGGATTATCTGCAGAAAAGAAAAAGCAGATTATCGAATCGGTGCCTGTTGGCACAAAACTTTGGAAGAATAAAATCAAGGGGCTTCGTGGAAGAGCCACAGGGCTTGTTTTTAGCAACTTCGAACGTAAGACGAATGTTATTACATGCGAGCGATTAATCGCTCAAATAGGCGGCAAAGACAAGCTCAGGAAGGCCTTTAAGGTTTTCACGGTAGGTATCGATACAGCTTACTCACAAAAGTCGCCTGATACGATTGCGATGTTGTTCCAAGGAATAACCGTTGATGGCAAGTTGGTAACACTTGATGAAGAAGTTTACAACAATGCAGATTTGCAGATTCCGATTGCTCCAAGCGACACAGTCCAAAGATTAGTTGACTTTGCGGAACGAAATCGAGAGAAGTGGGGATATGCGAAGTACATGTTCTTGGATTCGGCCGATCAGGCGACCATAACGGAATGGCAGAAATACAAACGCTTGAATGGTAGCATCTACGAGGTGATACCGGCATACAAGAAAACGAAGATTATCGACCGTATCAACCTGCAGCTGGGTTGGATTGCTAAAGGTGATTACCTGGTATTAGACCACTGCAAGAATCACATCCACGAAATGGAAGTCTACAGCTGGAAGGAAAACAAATATGAACCTGAAGATGGTAACGATCATACGATTAATGCAAATCAGTATGCTTGGTTGCCATTTAAGAGAGAAATAGGAATTGGAGGAAAGTAACCAATGGGTATTGGAATGAACATCAAGCAAGCTATTCAATCATGGCTTGAAATAAAACCTGCTGATCGAGAAGGTGTAACGATTGATGAAGCCTACGATTATGAATTTAACGCAGGAATCAACCGAGTATGGATGCGTGGTCAGCCAGCAGAATTATCGGCGCTCTATAAGCAAATAAAGGGTACTAGCAATAAGAATGCAACATTCTGGGGAGCAACGCCGTCTACACCTATTCACAAGATTCATACAGGTTTGCCAGGATTAACGGTAAGAGTGCTAACGGATATTGTTATTCGTGATTTGAATAAAATCGAAGTCAATAATCGTAATGATGAATGGCAGAAGATTGCAGATGATAACAATTTGAAGAAACTGTTTAAGCAAGCAATCAAAGATACTCTGTATGTTGGGGACGGCGCTTTCAAAATTTCAGTTGATAGCGATGTTTCAGATGAGCCAATCATTGAGTTTTATCCAGGAGATAAGATTGATTTAATCTACAAGCGTGGAAGATTAGTGGAAATTGTTTTTAAAACGGTTAAGATTCAAGAAGGCACAACACGTAAGTACTTACTAAAGGAACACTATGGGTATGGCTATGTTAAGTATGAGCTATTTCATATCAATGGTTATAGTTTGGATAAGACGGACCTTTATGAGCTAGAAGAAACAAAGGACCTAGTAGATGTACAGTTCGGTGGGTATAACGAGGAAACAAAAACAAAGGGAAGCTTTATGATGGCAATCCCTTTTTCTATCTTTGAATCAACCATGTACAAAGGTCGAGGTGAATCAATTTTTGATAAGAAAAAGGATTCATATGATGCGCTTGATGAGGTTGTTTCGCAATGGGCAGATGCAGTTAGAGCAGGGCGTGCGACAAAGTATATTCCTGATTCGTTAGTGCCTAAAGGCGCTAATGGAATGGACCTTTTACCAAATGACTTTGATGATCGCTTTATAAAAACAGGAAACGCTATTGGTGAGGATGCAAAACAGCAAATCAGCGTTGTACAGCCTTCAATCCCAACAGAGAACTATCTGCAGAGTTACATTACTTATTTGGATCTATGCCTACAAGGCTTGATTAGCCCGTCAACATTAGGCATTGATACAAAGAAGTTAGAGAATGCTGAATCTCAGCGAGAGAAAGAGAAAACAACTCTGTATACAAGAAACGCAATCATTGAAGCCTTTACAGAGATGATTCCTAAGCTAATTACAAGTGTGCTTATGGTAAAAGATGGAATGACTAATAAGGGTTTGTCACAATTACTTGATCTTGACGTGAATGTTGATTTCGGAGAGTATGCAAATCCATCGTTCGAAGCTGTTGTCGAAACTGTCACTAAAGCTAAGCAAGGTGGTGTTATGTCAATTAGAACAGCGCTTGATGAGATGTATGGCGAATCTAAAGAAGATGCTTGGAAAGATGAAGAAGCACAACGTATTGCTGAAGAAAGTGGTGCAGTGCAGCTACCGGAGCCGAATGTGCCTGCAGATATGTTTAGTTAATGGACTACGATATTGCTGAAGCGTTTAGACGTATTGAGCTTGAACTGATTTCATCTATGAAACGAAATTGGAAAAGGCACAATGAAGAAGAGAATAAATACGGCTTCACCTGGTCTAGATGGCAGGCAGAGCAATTAAAGTCTTTAGAGGAATTCAAGAAGAAAAATCCAAGACTTTTTTCTTCGGAATTCAAAGCAATCAATGAACAGTTTCTTGATAGCATTCTTGGCCGAAGAGAAACAAATTTCTTTGGCGTACACTCCGGAAAGGTGCAGGCTTTAGTTAAAGCGACGACTGGCGATCTAGTAAAGGCTGAGCACGCAATGCTGCGTAAAGCTAATGACGAGTACCGCAAAGTTATTTACAATGCGCAAACGTATTTAGCAAGTGGCGCAGGAACACTTGATAAAGCGATTGATATGGCCAGTAATGACTTTCTTACTAGAGGGATTAATTGTGTCGTGTACAAAGGTGGCAGACATGTCAACATGGCAACATACTCAGAGATGTCACTACGTACAACGAATAAGCGTATAGGTATGTATGCGGACGGTGCTAAACGTCAGGAATTAGGTGTGCATACAGTCAAAGTTTCACGATATGGTATGTGCTCTAAAACATGTCAACCGTGGCAGGGGCGTGTGTATGTTGATGATGTGTATAGTGGAGGAACACCAGAAGAAGCTGAAGAGCTTAACTTACCTTTGTTGAGCACGGCTATATCCGGTGGTTTATTCCATCCAAATTGCAAGCATCACCTAAGCACTTATTATCCTGGTATGGATAACGATGATGATGGCGATCCAAGACAGCCGACATATGAGAATCCACCAGGCACACAAGAGCATCACTATTTGCAACATCAGATCCAGCGTGAAAGAAGATTGCAGGTCGGTTCTCTAAGTGAAGACAAAATTAAGGAACATGCTGATAAAGAGCAACGCTTAATAGGACTTGATGAGAAGTATATACAACAAGCAGAGCAGTACGATAAAGAGCGTTTCATGGCAATACGCGATGGGGAGATGATGGGCGCGAATTTACAAGGTGACTATAAGGATATTCCGGTAGAAGTGCTACAGGGAGTAGATAAAGCTTTGCATAACTTAATAGATAAAGAAATCCCTTCTTTAAAGAACGGGATTAGCGAAATCTTTTTCAAACCTATGAATCTTAAAAACTTAATGTCAACAAAGAATCTAGATAGTGATTTGAGAAGCGTATTGAATATAAATAGTAACTATTTTTCTAATGCTAAAGCTATTGAAAAAATATCGGAACTGAGCTATATGGAACTATCGCCTAAAAAGACATTAGAAGATTATTTGAGACATGAGTTATGTCATGTGTTAGAGGATAAATACAATATTAGGATAAACACAGATAGTGTGGGGGTTCCTAATGTTGAAAAAATCATTAATGACTGTAAGCAACACACATATGCGACTGAGTTATTAGATGAAGCTCTGGAAAAATGCGGATTAAATAAATCGGATGAAATTATTAGTAAATATATTTCAAAATATGCTACATATACTGATAGCGAAGCCGTAGCTGAGGCATTCTCTAGTATAGCTAACAATAAAGTTTGTAATACAATCAAATCTCTGGTAAAATCAAAATGGATAGGAGGTAAAATATGATTCCGAATATTGGTAAATTAATCACTGGAAAAATTGAATTTATTCACAATGATGTAATTGTGAAAAAAGGGGTCGTACTAACTCCAGAAGAGCAAGAAGAATTCAATTTACTTAGAGAAGCACTACATTCAGAAGATAGATAATAAGCTTTTATCAAGCATCCTAGAGCAGGGTGCTTTTTTCATGCATGAAAGGAGAAAAAAGGGAAATGGTGCAAGTTAAGGTCACACAGGATTATTTCGATAGAGAACAAGATAAATTGATGATTGTTGATGATCAATTTGAATGTTCTCAAGAACGTGCTGAGCTTCTTACGATGTTCGGGGTAGCAGAAATCGTAAGTGAAGGTGAAGAAATCATCGAAGAAACAGAAGCCACTGCAGAAGAGTAGTGGCTTTTCTTATGGCCAATCACGATATGCCTTAAAAACTGTGCGTGTTTGATTTAAGGGAGACACCCAAAAAAACAGGAGGAACTATGAAAGAAGTATTAAAGTATCCGCTTCACATTCAGTTTTTTGCTGATGATGGAGCACAACCAAACACAGGAGATGGAAATGACAACAACGGTGCTTCACCTAGCGCGCAAGGGGCAAATCCAAGCGTTTCTATCGACTACGACAAGATTGCTGATGTTTTAGATAAGCGAGGGTCACAAGCTCAATATGCTGCCTTGAAAGGGTATCTAAAGGAGCAGGGTGTATCTGCTGATGAAATGGATAAGGCAATCAAAGAGTTCAAGGATAAGAAAGAAGCTGACAAGCAATCTAAAGAAAAAGAACAAGCAGACATGCTTGCAGAAAATCAGCGATTAAAGCTACAGATTCAAAACATTGAAATCGATAAGAAGATTTCAGAACTTGCTGAAGGCGTTAGTGCTGAAAAATTACCTTTCTTAGCAAAACTTATTGATCGTTCCAAGTTGTTAAACGATAAAGGGGATATTAATGAAGATAGCGTTAAAGCTGCTATTGAAGAAGTTGTAAAGGCATTCCCTGATTTCAAAGCGCAGGCAGGAACGACACAGGGTTTCACAAAAATCGGAGCAGATGGCTCCAACTCAAAGGCATCACTGGATGATGTCCTTGCCAAAAATTTTGGTGTTAAAAAATAGGAGGAATATTAAATGCCAAATACAATCGAATATGCAAAGAAATATGTACCATTATTAGATCAGGTTTATGCACTCGCATCATTAACAGCCGATCTAGAATCTGATCCAGAACTAGCTAAAGAAGGAGCAAATGCGAATGAAATCGTTGTTCCTAAGTTAGAGATGGATGGTTTAGGAAAGTATGACCGTAACGAAGGCTATACAAAGGGCAATGTTAAGTTCAAGTATGAAACTGTTAAGTTCAACTATGAGCGTGGCCGTGCATTCAATGTAGACAACATGGATGAAGAAGAAACAATGAATGTGATTGCTCCAAAGATTATGGGCGAATTTACACGTACAAAGGTAGCTCCTGAAGGAGATGCATTTACTTTTGCCAAGTTAGCAGGTAAGACAGGCGTTTCAAGTGCAACTGGTGCATTAGCTACTGGTGAAGCTGTGGTTAAGGCGTTACGTACAGCATCTACAAAGATGGATGAAGACCAGGTTCCAACAGAAAGCCGTATCCTTTACATCACGCCTACATTAAAGGGCTTGATTGATGATCTAGACACAACAAAATCTAAGGCTGTTCTAAACAAGTTCTCAAAGGTTGTAGAAGTTCCACAAGCTCGTTTCTACACAACAATTGATTTACTTGATGGTAAGACAAGCGGCGAAGAAGCTGGTGGTTTCAGAAAGAACACAGCCGGTAAGGAAATCAACTTCATGATTGTTGAAAAGTCCGCAATCTTAAAGTACAACAAGCACGTCGCTCCTAAGATTGTTACACCTGATCAAAACCAAACAGCAGACGGCTATATCTTTGGCTACCGCAAGTATGGTTTGGTAGACGTGTACGAAAACAAGCTTGCTGGTGTATATTGCCACCACGTTGCTTAAGTAGAGGTACAGATTATGGCAGAAACAGTAGGAAAAATCTTCGTTAAAGAAGTGGAATTAGAAGCGGTTGAACAAGTTGAGCCTATTGAGCCAATTGTTGAACCTGAGATTCAGCCTGAAATCGAAGAAACAGATAAGAAAAGCAACAAGAAATGAGGTGATGTAAATGCAATACGTCGATAAAGCGTATTACAAAGACACCTATAACGGTATTATCTTGACTGATGATAATGCTGATAGATATTTAACGATTGCTTCACGGCAAGTTAACACTATCTGTAGAGGAAGAATCGAAGGGATGGGCTTTGAAAGCCTGTCCCCTTTTCGTAAGTCTTCCATCCAAGATGTGATTTGCCAGCAAGCAGAATTTCTTTATCAAAATGAAAGCATGTTAGAGACCTACTTGAGTAGCTACGCAATCAATGGTGTTTCAATGCAGTTTGGCCAAGCGTGGAATCTACATGTAGAAGGTGGGATTGCGATTCCTGAAGAACTGTATCAAGCGTTACTTAGAACTGGTCTTTGCTATAGAGGGTTTGGCTATTATGGGTAGTTGGCCATCTTTGGTATTGCCACAGTTCTGCAAGACTCCAATTCACCTGACTTTCCATCAAGAAGGAATCGATGAAGATGGAGCACCAATCAAAGCATTAGAGTTGGATACATTGTGCAATTATCAGGGCTCTGCAAAGCGCGTACGTACTGATAAGGAGACGTTTGTGCAATTGACGGGTATTTGTTTATTTAACGGAGATGTAGCCCCTAGCGTGCTTGAAATTGGCACAGGCGAGGCGATTATCTTTGGTGAGAAACGAACAATAGTTTCTGGGAAGAAGGTACGCAACCCTGATGGTAGCGTGAATTACTGTGAGGTAGATCTTGGGTAAGGTTAGAATCCATTACGGAAACGTTGCTACATTGCGAGATGGATTACGGCAGGCATTGTACAAGACGGCTGATGCTATCCGTACAGATGTACGAGATAAGCAAGTGATACCGTTTGACAAAGGAACCCTGCAGGAAAATACGTTTGTTGATGATACACGTAATCCTGATAACGCTTATGTAGTTTCATCCACTCCATACGCTCGTAGGCTTTATTTTCATCCGGAATACAACTTCCGTACAGAAAACAATAAGCATGCAGGTGGTAAGTGGTTTGAACCATGGACCTCTAAAGGCAAATATGCAGGTTGGGTAAAAAGACGATTTGAATCGTTTGTAAAGGAGTGTGCAGATGTCTAGTACAATGAGACTTTATGAAATAAGAAACTGGTTGAAAACACTAAATTTATTTGAACATTACTATATCGGTAAGTTAGATCAGAAGCCTGATAAGGCGATAGGTGTTTACCAGTTGTCTACTTCTGGTAGTCCAATAACGGCATTAAGCAATAAGTCTTCGTACAACGTTAAACGTGCATCATTATTGATTCACTGGAACAACAATGCCAGGGAAACCGATGAAGCGGCAAATAAGCTTTTTGAAACAATCATGAATGCAAAACATCCAACTATAGGTGATTGGAAAGTGCAGTTTATTAACATGCTAGTTCCGGAACCGCAAGACGTCGGAACGGATGATAAAGGAATCTATGAATCAGTCATAGAAATCGAAATATATTATGAAAGGAAATAATAAATAATATGTCTGAAAAATATACAGGTGTATTCCCAGTATTTAACAATGAATTCAAGTTTGATATTGGCACAAAAGCTACTCCAAAGAAAGTTAATGTAGCTGATTTGGAGTCTTTTTCAGTATCATTTTCTAATGGAATTGAAAACTGGAACCCAATGGATACAAAAGGTTGGCAGCGTGGTCTGATGACTTCCAAATCTTTGAAGATTGAATTCAAGGGTAAGAGAAACATCGGTGACGAAGGAAATGACTACATCGCTTCTCTTGCTTTCAAGACAGGCAAGGAAGCTACTATTCCATTTGAATGGACAATGGTAAGCGGTGCAAAGTTAGCTTTCAATGCGATTGTGGATGTCACATCTGCTGAAGGTGGAGACTCAACAAATGTTGGAGCGTTAGAGTTCACAGTTAACTCTGATGGAAAGCCAACTTATACTCCAGCAGTTTAAAAAACAAAAAATAGAAAGGAATGGGCGGTCAAGACGGCTGCCCTTTTAAATGTATATGGGAAAAATTATCGATATTAGTGCAAAGCTCGTAAATGAGCCTAAGTTCTTACAAGTTGCAGAAGGAAAAACTTATAAAGTTGACGACCGCAAAAATACAGTTCTACAGATGAACGCATTGCTTAATGAGGGTGCAGCTTCAGTAGATGGAATCGATAAGGCTATTAAGTTAGGTCTTGGAGAAGAGGCTTTTAAAGAAATTGAAGCAATGGAGTTATCTATTACAGCTTATCAATCGCTATTTATTGGAATGATGGCTCTTGTTACAGATAAGTCATTTGAAGAAATGGAAAAAACTTTTCGTAACACCACAGCATAACGATGAGTCTTACTATGACTTGTTTGAGGATTGGGATTTAATCGATGCTTCAGTTACTCAGCAATACGGAATCCGTTTGAGATATGAGCCTGAAATGCAGTGGGGAGAGTTCTGCACTCTACTTACTGGATTGAATGGTGATACACCATTAGGACATGTGGTTGATGTTAGATCCACTACGGATAAAGAACGCATTAAAAACATGTCTGCAAGCGATAAAAGGATACGAGATGAGTGGCAGGCAAGACAGAGTAAGAAACCTATCGATAGCAAGTCCTATATGCAGTCTATGAGAGCCCTTGAAGAAGCCATGAAGGCATTGGCTTCATAGAAATGAGAGGTGATTAGATGGCAACAGAAGTAGGGTCCGTTGAATTAGGTGTCAAACTGAATGACAATCTTGAAAAAGATGTAGCGAAAGTTGCGAATAAGGCAGATAGCATCTTAACCGGTAGGTTTAATGCTATTGGCGCTACTATCGGAAAAGTTTTGGCCATTACAGCTTTAGCGAGATTTGGATCGCAATGTATTCAATTGGGCTCTGACCTTGCTGAAGTCCAAAACGTTGTTGACGTTACATTCCCTACAATGTCAAAACGTGTAGATGAATTTGCACGTAACGCAATAACAAGTATCGGCATGTCGCAAAAGGTAGCCAAAGAGTACATGGGACAACTTGGTTCTATGGCGCAGGCATTTGGTTACGGTGAAGCTGCATCGTATGATATGGCTTCAGCTATAACAACGTTAACAGGTGATGTGGCATCATTCTATAACCTATCGAATGATGAGGCGTTCACTAAGTTGAAATCTGTATTTACAGGTGAAACAGAATCACTAAAGAGCTTGGGTGTCGTTATGACTCAATCAGCTCTTGATGAATACGCTTTGGCGAATGGCTTCGGCAAAACAACAGCCAAGATGTCAGAGCAAGAAAAGGTAGCATTACGATTAGCATTCGTACAGAATGCGTTATCTAATGCTGCAGGAGACTTCGAAAGAACATCAGATGGTTGGGCAAATAGTACACGCGTCCTATCACTTCGTTTTGAAGAGCTTAAGGCGACAATTGGCCAAGGCTTGATAAATGTATTAACTCCAATTATTGGCGTTATAAACGTTATTCTAGGAGGTCTACAGACACTTGCTAATTACTTCGTTGCATTCACCAGATTGTTAACTGGTGGTAAAGGTGCGGCAGGTGCTACAGGAGCAATAGCTTCCAATATAGGTAAGGCTGGTGCCGCTGCAGGTGGATTAACGTCTGGACTTGGCAGGGCAGGCAAAGCTGCAGATAAATTAAAAGGATCACTAGCAGGGTTCGATGATTTGAATGTGTTACACGATTCAGAGGATTCAGGCTCCGGAGGCGGCGGGGGAGCTGGAGGCGGTGGTGCTGACTTTGGTTCTTTAGGTATTCCTGATGGCTCGATTGACATGAGCGGAGTAGACGAGATCTACGAACGTGTTAAAGGTATATTCGATAAAGTTACTGGATTTCTAAAAGACCACAAAGTAATCATCACTTCACTTTTAGGTGGAATGTTTGCAGGATTTGCGACTTTTGGAATCATAAAGAATTGGAGTGCTATTAAGGGTGTCTTCACTGGACTTTTAGTACCGCTAAAGGCATTAGCAACAGGGTTTTCTACTTTCTTCACAGGTATAGCTAATGGTGAAGGGGTACTAACATCATTGCAAGCGGTCTTTGGTACAGCAACTGGAACGGCTTTATTCTTCGCTGCGATTGTAGCTGCAGTATCTGCAGCGCTTATTTATTTGTATCAGACAAGTAGCGATTTTAGAACTTTAGTACAGACAGCACTAGATAGCTTGTTAGGCATCCTAAGCAATCTATGGAATAACGTTTTAGTTCCTTTAGGTGCATTTCTGTTAGATGTATTCAACACGGTCATTGTGCCAATTGCTACCTTCTTAGCGCAGGTATTTGTTAAAGCTGTTGATGTGCTCTTTAGCGGACTGCTTTCACTTTGGAATAACGTGCTTGCACCAATAGCCAATTTCTTAGTAACAGTCCTAAGCATTGCCTTAAAAACAATTGTAGATGTGTGGAATGGTTGGAAACCTGCCATTGAAGCAATTGGAGCAGGTGTTGCATGGGTTTGGAACAATATCTTATCTCCACTAGCAGATTTCATTAAAGGAGCTATGTTGGATGCATTTGCGGTTCTTGGCAAATTCGTTGATGAGTTATTGAAGAGTGCAACTTCGATGTTCAAAGGCTTTTCTGATTTCTTGATTGGTATCTTCACATTAGATATTGATAAAGCTATGCAAGGAGTCCAGGAAATCCTTCGTACATTCTTAGGGTTCTTGGATAGAGTTTTCGGAACAAATTTCAGCTCATCGTTTAAGTTTATCAACGGAATCGTAATGGCGTTCTTCAGTGGAACACAACAAATTTTCGATGGTATCAAACAGATATTTGGTGGCTTGATTAATTTTATCCAGGGAATATTCACAGGAAATTGGAAACAAGCTTGGCAGGGTATTGTCGATATCTTCGGTGGTATTTTCAGTACGATTTCAGGTGTGGTAAAAGGACCAATCAATGCGGTAATCGCTATCGTCAATGGTGCAATTAACCGAATCAATGGTGTAGGCTTCACCGTACCGGATTGGGTACCTATTATCGGTGGTAAAGGCTTCCGAGTAGATTTACCTAATATTCCAGCATTGGCACAAGGTGGATACGTTGGAGCAAATGCTCCACGATTAGCTTTGATTGGTGATAACCGTCACGAAGGTGAAATCGTTTCGCCTGAGAGTAAGATCTATGAACAGACCAAACGTGCGATAGACGATGCACTGATGTCATCACAAGGCGGTAATGGTCAAGAAGTAATTATCCAACTAATGTATGAAATCTTAGAGACACTACAAAATCTAGGAATCGTGATTGACCGAGATAAATTGCTAAAACTAATAGATCAAAGAAATAAACAACTACAGTTAGCAAAGGGAGGTTAAAGCATGATTGATTATGAATTAATAAAAATTAAAATTGATGGTAAAGATCTCCCTGCGCCAACTAAATTCAAACCGGAATATGGTGATTTAGATAGTGACAGTTCATTACGTGACGTTAAAAAAGGAATCATGCATCGTATGCGTATTCGTTCCCGTGTGTTGAAGATTGCGCTAACTTATTCCATCGATGACCTAGAAGTGGTTTCAGAAGTAATGAATATGCTAGAACCACCGGAGTTTATGGCTGAAACATTTGATATTAAAACACTACGGCGTAAAACGTACAAAATGTATTGCAGTAAATGTAAATTTGAATATATCGCTGTTGGTGATGGCATTTATAGCCAAGGATACACCTTTGATTTAACGGAGTGCTAGAATATGAAAGTCTATATAAAAAAAGGAACTGCAACACCTGTTGAAATAACAGACCTAGTTGTATCGTTCAATTCGTCTAACAGCATGCAAGAGGATAGACTTTTGGGTAACACTCCAAGCATGATGTTGGACCTCGATTTAAACAATACAGATGGTGTTCTTAGTGATTGCGCTGGGAACACCTTTTTGATTGATTTAAAAGAAGCTGATAGTTCAGAAATTCCGACACAAGAATTCATCGTCCAAGAAGCTCCAGAGAAATACACAAAGAAGTTATCGCTGAATTTGTATGACGTGATGATTAAGTTTAACAAGCCGTACAAGAGCTCGTTAGCGTATGAAAAGGATAAATATCCAACTATCTCTCAACAATTAGATGAGATGTCTAGATTGGCTGGTGTCGGCATTGATAAAACGGGTTTATCAAATACTGTGCTGAACAAGAAAGCACAGTGGATAGATACAACAATAATCATGCGTGATTACATTGGATGGATTGCTGAATTAAGCGGTACAAATGCACTCATTAACGAGTCGAACACGCTTGTTTTTAGAAATCTCTTTACAGCTGATCATGACATAGAATTTACATCAGATTTTGAAAAAACAGATCTAATAACCATCTCACGTGTTGCGTATGATGACGGTGTTAATTTGATTGCTTCAGGAAACGATACAGGTAAGACAATCTACATCGATGCAAACAATTCCTATTGCGATAGCCAAACCTATACAGATGCTATTTTAGCGAAGTATAATGGCCAATCGTTCTATGGTATGTCAGGTTTAAAGACTTTTGGTAAAGATACGATTAAATTAGGCGATACTGCCACCTATGATGGAAACAAGTGTATCGTTCTAAGTATTAAGCGAAAGTATGTAGGTACACAGTCAGTAGTTGAACTTGATGGAGAAGTTGCATTAAAGAATGTCGATTCTGTTGTTACTAAGGTTTCCGATAAAGTAAGAATCAAACGACTCCAGGTTAAAGTGGATCAAGATGCAAACAAGCTTGAAATTGTCGCAAAGAATCTTGAAGATGCAAAAGGCGATGTAGGTAATCTACAAGTTGAAACAAACAAAATTAAGACACAAGTCGAAAATATTTCTGCTGGAACAGTTTCTGGTACAAAGCAATACTATCTGCAAACGACGTCAGAAGATAAACCGTCCAAAACAGATTCAGCATGGACTACCTCAAAGCCACCGTCAATAGCGGGACAGCACATGTGGTACATGCTTGCAGATGTATTGGCCAATGGTTCTGAAATTAAACGCGATCCATTTGAACTGACGAGTATTAAAGGTGATGCAGGTAGGGGTATTGTTGGTAATCCCAAGCTAACGTATCAAGCGAGTACAAGCTCTGTAGTACCTCCAACTGGTCAGTGGCTAGAGAATATACCACTTGTTAATGAAGGCTATACGCTATGGACTAAGATTACTTATACCTACAGTGATAAAACCACATCGGATATCTATTCTCCGTCAATAGCAGGTAAAGCAGGTAAAGGAGTCAAACAAGTAACGCCTGAATATTACCTGTCGAATTCAAAAACGGAACCAACAGGCGGAACCTGGAACACAACACAACCCGAGAAGACAAAAGATGCGTGGATATGGGTACGATACAAAACCATTTTTACAGATGATGGTATCGGTTATTCCGATGCGGTCAGAGATGATACGCTGAACGGCTTGATCGATGTAACGGTCAGTAACAAATCAGCAATTGAACAGTTGAATAATTCCATTAACTTATCAGTTCAGGAAACAACCGCAATCAAAAAATCATTGCAAGCAACAAATGATGATCTGCACGCATTAGAAGCACAGACACAACAATATGCAACTAAAGCAGAATTGCAATTGACGAAAGATAGTATCAGTCAAACATTAACTGAAGAAATAGACGGCAAAACTGCTGTTCTAAAACAAATCAAATTGCAATCTGACGGTATGCATATTCAAGGTAAAGAGGGTTCAACGACCGAACAGGTGCTTGACGAAAAATCATCAAAGATTGTGGTTAATGGAAAAGTCATGGTTGATGTTAATTCTACTGAAACACGAGTGCAATCATTAAAAGCAGAGGGGAACTTTGCAACAGGTGCGCACAAGTTTAAGCGTGGAACGATGAAAGAAATCAGCGGTGAAACTGTTGCATGTACGAATATCTATTGGATAGGTGGTGAATAGTTATGGTATATACGGGCAATGTACAACTAGTACCTCCAGCAGGTCGAGGACGGATGAACATGCATGTTGAATGGTATGAGGACAACATCAACATACAAAATAACACATCAGTAATTCATATTAACGGATATATAAATAACCCAGACGGTAATACCTTATGGGATACATACGGTAATGGATATGCAACGATACGCTTGTTTTGGATAGATAATCGACAAGGTACGGTATATCTACCGACAGATAAAAACATAACTGTATTACACGGTAATGAGACAGTATATTTATCAGGCAATGTTACTGTTACGCATAATGGTGATGGAGCATTACTAGGATATGGCGGAATAGAAATCAATAAACACGCAAACTTAAGTTGGATACCAGAAAACTACGGGTTAAATACCGGTGGATATGTTGCATTAACAACGATACCTCGAACAAGTGTTGTTAGTGAATATAGTAACTATCCGTCTAAAAATAGTTACTCTATGAAATTTGTACGGCAAAGTAATGCTTTTATGGAACGACTGAGAATTAGTATTGTTAATGTTGAACAGATTAAGGTTGTTCAACCATACGAAAGCGGCTCGGTTGTGTCTATGTACGAAAGCGAATGGGATAGAATTTACGAACTCACCAAAAATCTTGATAAAGGTAGATGTGAAATTGGAATCGTTCTTGAAACATGGACCGCTGATTTTAAAACGAAAATCGGTGAAAGTGCTGAATATAAGCAAGAACTTACAATCACAGATAGTCCATCACTAGACAATATAGTTGTTACAGATGAAGGTGCAGCGAAAGCATATATACCTAACGTATATGAATGCATGTCTTTATTATCTAAGAAACGAGTAAAAGTATCAGCGAGTGCTAAAAAACATGCAACGATTAAATCAATCACTGTAAGTGTTGGAACTTTTAATAAAACAGTCAATACAGCAACAGCAGATGTTTTGTTTGATGGTTTGACAAATGCGAGCGGTGAGATAACTTATACGATTACAGCTACGGACAGCCGCAACAACGTTATAACTTGGACACAGAAAGCAAAATATCATCAATACGTTAGACCGTCCATTATCAACTTGAGTGTGGCACGTAATGGAGCAGAAAGTAGCAACGGTGCAATCAGTGCCGATGGTGAATATTGGAATGGCAAGGTTGGCAATACAACCAATGCAATCAATATCACGATTACGGGTAGTGCAACTGGTAATACATCAGGATTACTTAATGGTAATAAGTGGTCTGCAACAAAGCCTATTGGTGGTGCAAATCCAAACCAAGCATATACATATACATTAACTGCCACTGATAGATTTGGGCAGTCGATTAGTCGTGACATTACATTGGCTATCGAAAAAGCGCTAATGCAACTCGGAAAAACACAGGTTGATGTTAACGGTAACTTTACAGCAGAAGATTATTATTTTAAGAAAAACAATAAGTATCAAAGATTGATAGATTTCTTTTATCCGGTTGGCTCAATCCTCATGAATGAGAATAAGGACTATGATCCAAATGCTATTCTTGGTGGTAAATGGGAAAAGATTGAGGATAAATTCTTGATTGGCGCAAGCAAAAATACGCCTATCAAGTCACAGGGCGGTAGTATCACCCACGCACATGGTAATAAAGACGGTCGTAACGGTAATCTAGCCGCTGCGATCGGTGCAACCAACAATAATCCGGGCGTTATCGGTTACCGAGCTGTAAATGATACGAATATTGGGGCAGTCGGCGGAGCAACATATGCCGTTGCTGGCACCAATATAGGAATTGGTGGCTGGAACCACTTTACCGCTGTCGTAGGGCAAACTGCTGAAGCCAGCATGGTGCCACCATACTACGCCATAAACATATGGCGTAGAGTTTCATAAGAAAGTGAGATAAGAAAATGGAAATTAAGTTAAATGATGGCAAAACATTTGAAGTTTTGTCATACCAGAAAAATGGTTTTGAATTGATGATACCTTTTAAAAGGGTTTATGATACAGCGGTTCTTATGAACCAAAAGAACGTATCAAATGCAAAGATAGTAGAGTCTATCGGTGGCAAAGAAAACGCTTTATATCAATTTGAAACGGTAAAAATGATAGGCTTTGAAACTAAGGTGGTTGATGAAAACAATATTAGTATTAGGTTTTCTTTTGATGAAGTTCCGCAAGCGGAAATCGATTTAGCCAATCAAAAAGCTGAAACAGAAGCGGTCGCTAGATTTATCGCATTAGGGTTGCAAAACGCGGAAATCAAAGACGTTATCAAGTGGGCGAAATTCTTGGTTGACTGGAACGGCTATAAATTCCCGTATCATACGGGAGAACGTTTCAAGTACAAGGGCAATCCATACGAGGTTGTCGAAGCTGTAACATCAAGCGAGTACAATACTCCAGATAAAGACAGTAAGCATTACAAACTGTTAAAAGCAAGTGAGAACAGCCAAGATAAGCCAAAAGTTGAAATCAAGCCGTGGGACGAAAAAGTCACTTACAACAAGGGCGATTTAGCAATCGCACGCGGAATTGTGTTTATATCCAAGATTGATAACAACAAGGGCAATGAGCCCGGCTTTGGTTCTACTTGGGATTATTACAAAGAAAAATAAATATTGCTATTAAGGCGACCAATGCGGCCGCCTTTTTAGATAGAAAAGAGGAAAAGAAAAAATGAATAATGCAGCATTAGCACAGTTAGTTATTATCGCAGTATTGGTTGAGGCAATTTGGGAGAATGTAAAGCGTTTATATTCTACTGAAGGTTTTAACAAGAGCGTAGCTGGATCATTAGGGGTATCTATCTTAGTTTGTGTAGCTACTGGCGCAGACCTATTTGTAATTATCGGGTTACCATTAGCGGTTCCTTTCTTAGGTTCTGTATTAACAGGTATTATCACAGCTCGTGGGGCTAATTTCGTAAATGATTTATTTACTAGACTAAACGGTCCGAAGAAGGAGGCTTAAGA